CCTAGAAGAATTAAGAGATAGAACATCAAAACAAATTTTAAGAAGATTGAAAGAAAATGTTTTAGATTTACCAGATAAAATAATCACACCAGTCTATTTAAGAACAACATCAAAAGAATATAAAGATTTAATGGGTGAATACTATGAGTGGTTAGAAAATAAAAAAGAAGAATCATCATCGCTTACAGTACAATTTTCAAAACTGATGAAAGTAAGAAAGGTAATTGCAAACGAGAAAGTAAAAGAAACTATTGAGTTTGTACAGAACATTATAGATCAGGGAAAAAAAGTAATCATTTTTACAAACTTTACCGACACATTACAACTAATACATAGTCACTTTGGTAAAGAATCTGTTTATTTAGATGGTAGTTGTAATAAAGTGCAAAGACAATATGCTGTTGACCAATTCCAGGAAAATGAAAAAATTAAAGTTTTTGTTGGAAACTTAAAAGCGGCCGGTGTTGGACTTACTTTAACTGCTGCTGAAGTCGTAATTATGAATGACTTATCTTTTGTACCAGCCGAACACGCACAAGCTGAAGATAGGGCATATAGATATGGTCAAAAAAATAATGTACTTGTTTATTATCCGATATTTGAAAATACAATAGAAGGTGTTATATACGACATATTAAATAATAAGAAGAAGGTAATTGGTACCGTGATGGGTGATGAGTTACAAGAATCTGGAGATGTTGTTGAAGAAATTTTAAATTTAATTAATAAAAAAATGTAGTTTTAAATTTTTGATATATTTATTAAATAAATTATTATGAATAGTAGAAGTCAAACCAAAATTAGAAAAATACAACAAATAAATTTGTTAGCCGAAGAACGGTATTTAAAAACTAAAGGGTTGTTATATGAAGGACCTCAAGAAGATATTTTAAAATGTTTTACAGATAATGGCGTTGACCAAACTATGATTCCACCCAGTTGTACTGAAACAAAGTTTGATATTACGGCTTGTTCTGCTGCTTTACCAGGTGTAATAGAAAAAATACCAGAAGATAAAAAAGAAAAAATAAAAACTTGTTTAATGAATTTAGCAACAATCAACATTGATTTTGGAGACATTCAAAAAACAATACAGAAAGGAATTGAGATTGGTACAGACATTTTAAAAGGTACCGGTATTAAATTTTAAGATATTTTAAAATTATTTAAACCACCCCTTCTAATCGGAGGGGTTTTTTGTTTTATAATGTATTTATAAAATATGGAAGTTTCTGTTAAATGTAAAAATTGTGATTTGGATGACAAAGATTTGGATCTTTACAAAAGATTTATTAAATTTTTAAATAAAGAATACCCTGTCAAAACAAAAATTGATATAATTTTTACTGGTGAAAGATATGGTAGTATGTCAACCGGCAGTAGAACAAGTAACAATGAATTAAAAATCTTAACCAAAGGAAGACTTAATCGTGATATAATGAGAACTTTAGCTCACGAATGGGTACACGAGTGGCAACACTCAACAAAAGGAATGGAAAGAGGGCCAGACATTGGTGGGCCAAACGAAGATGAGGCAAACGCGGAAGCCGGATCTGTTATTAAAAAATTTGAAAAGAAGCACCCAGAAAAAGAAAAAACAATATACGAGTCTTTAACAAACAAAGTTAATTTACTTAACGAACAAATAATTTTAGAGGAAAAAAAATCAATAAGAAAAGAATTTTTGATGGAGATGAAAAAAATTGGTATTGATAAATTACCATATTCATATTCAGCTTTAAAACAATTTGTTGACCCAGAGACAATGGATATTCATTACAATAAACATTACAAGGGTTATGTAAAAAAATTAAATGACGCACTTTCTAAAAAAAAGTATAAAGATGTTGAACTAGAAGAAATTGTACAATCAATTAGTAAATACGACACAAAAATAAGAAATAATGCTGGTGGTGCTTTTAACCACGCATTATTCTGGAAAATGTTATCACCAAACAAACAATTACCAAAAGGTGAAATTTTAGAAAAAATAAATAAACAATTTGGTAATATAAAAAAAATGAAAGACGAATTTAATCTTGTTGCTGAAGATAGATTTGGATCTGGTTGGGTTTGGTTAGTTATAACAAAAACAAACAGATTAAAAATTATGTCGACACCAAACCAAGATAATCCACTTATGAATATCGTAGAAGGAGGTGGTTATCCACTTTTGGGTCTTGATGTTTGGGAACACGCTTATTATTTAAAATATCAAAACAAAAGAGACCAATATATTAAAAATTTTTGGAATCACGTAAATTGGGAATTTGTAAATGAGCTGTATTTAAATAGAACTAAATAAACAGATATTTATAAAGAAAAAACTATGTCTGTAATTTCTGAACCCGAAAGAACAAAGTTGTTCACAAAAGTACGTCACCTATTAGGAGCACCGCTTAGGTCTGTTGAATTGGAAGACGAACAAATGGATACGTTACTTGAGTTTTCAATTGACGAATACTCACAGTATGTCCAAGATTGGTTAATTGAATCACAATGGACATCTCTTTATAATTTGAATATTGAAACACAATCTTTAGCAAAAGCATTTATTACAAAAAGTTTAGATTACGAAACTCGTTATACCTATGCCTATTCTAAAATTGTTGGGCTACAAGCTGGTGGGGAATGGGAACTTAAAAAAGATTATATCCAGTTAGTACCCAATCAACAAATTTATGAAATTCCAGCAAATAGAGAAATTAATGAATTACTATGGTTTAGCCCCCCAACACTAAATAACACAATGTTTGATCCGTGGTCATTTGGTTCACTAGGATATGGTGGTGGTCTTGGTGGTGGAGGTGGTTTAGCACAAATGGGTGGTAATATGGCTGGTTCATATTTTATGATGCCAGCGTTTGATATGTTATTAAGAATGCAAGAAATTAATATTCAGAGAAGAATTATTGCTGGTGATTTAACATATAGAATAACAGCACTACCTGGTGGTAAAAAAGCGATACATTTAATGAATACCCCTGGAGGTAAGTTTGATTTTGGTAACGGAACAATGACTAAAGGTAAAGTGTGGTATTGGTATTATGACACAACTAATGGTGGTAAGGACGATTGTTTAAAAGAAAACCCAGATATAATTACATTACCATCTGATGTACCATTTGATAAAATGAATTGGGACGAGTTAAATAACCCAGCCCAAGTTTGGGTTAGAAGATGGTTTATCGCATATTGTAAGGAAACACTATCAAGAGTTCGTGGAAAATTTAGTGGTAATTTAAAAACTGGTGATGGTGGTGATTTAACTATGGATTATCAGTCTTTAGGTACTGAAGCAAAAGATGAAAAAACAAAATTAATTGATGAATTAATTGGGTCTGAAGGAAGACTTACAAGATTAAAACCAGAAAAAGTTATGGAAAGAGAAGCCCTAATTGCTGAAAATCTTAATAAACAACTCAAGTTTAGAGCTATGCCTAGACAAATTTATGTAATTTAAATTATGCAACCAAGAAGAATTGTTGTTAGAAACAACCCAAATTTTGAAAGACCACTTGAAAATAATTTTAAATATAAAATTGTTAGAACATCTGGTTATAGTATTGTTGACGAAGATTTTATTTTAACTAAAGCTGTTAAGGAATGTGAAATAATATTAGGTCGTATATTTCCAGAAGGAAAAAAAATTAATATCAAATCACTAACAAATACGATTATTAAACCAGAAGTTGGTTTAATTGATGAAGAATGGGACGAACTACTTTTAGAAGAGGGGTCTTCTGTTCAGTTTCTATCAATAGAAGGACATTGGTATATTTTATCAAGTGACGGCTTAAAGATGGGTTAGATATATTCTTCCCACCCATCTTCAGCTAATTCATATATATAATTAGGGTCTATACCCACATTCCCCCAAAACTCAACTTCTCCTTTTTCCATATCAATTAGGTCTTTTTGAATGTCGTCTTGGTCTTTTTCCTCAAAAGGAACCCCATTAATTAGTTCACACTGGTCTTTTGTAAAAAATGGTCTTTCTTCTGGATTCTTAACAAGTAATCCATCTCTAACCTCTTCTTTAAAAACAACAAGTAATGGTTCTACTCTTTTATTAAATGTTGCAATTGCTCTTTGAATATTATACTCACCGGTTAAACCTGGATTACTTTCTAATTCTTGGGGATTAATTCTATAACAATTAAGTTGAATTACCGAATCTGTACTAGCAAGTTTATATGCCATATCTGTTGGTATACCAGTATTAGCCTCTTTATTTTTAGAATTACTACGCACCCAATTATCGTCTGACCAAGACTTTTCCCAACCATTCTCAAGTAGAAATTTTTCTTTTTCTTTGTACGAACCTTTAAATACTGTAGAATCGGAGAAAAATAGATTTATCTGTTCATCATTCCATCCAGCTTTTGGTCTATTAACTTTTTGTACATCTCCGTGTGATGCTTTAGTACCATTGTTTACATAATAAATAACATCACCAAGATTAACATTTAACCCCTCATTAATCGCAAGTTCCATATGTGCTTGTCTTGACATTAAAGCACCAGCCTTTGTTTTGGTCTTACTTCTTTTAATATAGTCGTCAATTGTTTGCTTAATCTTTGCTTTGTTTGCTATATCCATTAAAGGTATTTTTTGGTCAAATATTTTTTGTAAGTACTCGTAATACCATTCAACAAATCCTTGACCGTCACCATTAAGTAATAACTTGACACCCTTATCTAAAAATAACTCAATATACTTTGGCATTTTTTTAGATTTAATTGTGTTACCAGTAAGTTTAACTTTTCCATTGTGTTCTAGTGTTGCATAGTTTTTACGAGCTAAATTAATACAAGACTGCCAAGTTCCGTCACAATCAAGACCCATTGTTCCTCTCATAAATGTATCATTAAATTCGGCAACATCGGCATCATACCCAATATATTCTTTTCCTTCTTTAACCAACCAATTAAGACCACGACCAATATATTTTCTATCATCAACACCACCATCTGGTAACGAAAAGTTCATACCATCCGTATCACATACAAGTGGGGTGTATCCCCTTTTCATAAAGAATTTTAACATCTGTCTCAAATACTGTCTACCAGTACAAGTAATTTGTTCCCCCATATCCATATCACCCCAAGGGAATACTTGTGGGGCAGAAAGAGCACCAAATAATGAGTTAATAAAAATCTTAATTGGTAACTGTTTTGTATCAAATGATTTTGCTTTCTTTTTATCTATTGATTTATATTCGGATGCCAAGTTCTTATACATAATACGACTATCCCTAAAATAAGATAATAACCCTTTCATTACACCAGTGATGTCTGATTCCGGAAATACATCGTGTGTTAATTGAATTGAGGGATAAAGTGATGAGTAGTCAAGTTTTAATACGTCTTTTGAATAACCAGTCTTTAATAATCTTGATAGTCCACCAACAAAATTTCTTTTTTCTTTTTTTGTAGGAATTGCAAGACCATTCTTATATGACCAAGCAAGCATTACAAGCTTCCAGATTGTTGCTGTTCCCATTGTTGATACTCTTTCATATGTTGTTGGAAGAAGTGATGCTAGAAGAAAAGAACCTTGGTTAAACTCTTCATCAACAAGTAATGTTTCTTCTAAATCATCGTCAAGGTAACGCTCAACAATGTCATCCCCAGTTGTTTGAATGTAGATGTCAGTTCTTCTTGAACATACCTCATCTATTTTTTCACTGACACCAACTTTCTTATATTTACCATTTTCTATATTTAACCAGTACAAGTTTTTTTCCTTATACAAAGAACCAATTTTATCGTGGTCAATATAAACTCGGTCAGCCGCTTCACCATCAATAAATTTTGTAATATATTTAAGTCCGGCCTCTTTAATTGATGAATTAATTGCTTGAGCCCTACGAACTGAATGGATAATATCTATAATGTTATAACCCCACATTTGAGTTTGAGTGAATTTCTCAACCTCATTACCAAGCTTTAACATTGAATCTTTTTGTGTTATTGACCTTTCTCCGTGAAGTGACTTTGCAATTTTTTTAATATCAAGATTTAACATCTTACATCTTTCATAAATCCAGTACCAGTCAAAGTTTGCTGAGTTATAACCAGAAATAATTGATGGTTTTAATTCGTCTATAATTTTAAAGAACTCAACAAGACCACGTCTTTCCTCATCTTCGTTTGAACACTCAATTACTTTTCTGTAACCTTTATTTGTT